GTGCTCGCTTCGCCCCCTCCCGCCCCCGCTGTCGGCCTATCCGGGTTACCGCAGGTCAGCGGGCATAAATCGAACACCCGTACGAACGAATTCAAACAATGTAAATGGATAAATGAATTAGCTAATTCAATTCCAGACAATTCAATATGGCCACGGTATATGTCGCCGCCGCATCCCGACGCAATTGGCACCTATGGCTATGAATTGGAAACAATGGCGCAGGAAAGGCGAGGAAAGCCATTAAGATGGTGGCAAAGATTGGCAGCGCGGCGCATCCTGGAGCACAATAAGAATGGCGACCTGTGCTGGAAAGAATGGCTATTAACCCTTTCCAGGCAGGGTGGTAAATCGTGGCTGATGAGCGAGCTGGCCATGTGGCGTATCGAGCACGCCGCCCTGTTCGCTGACGATGCCCAGCTGGTGATGCACGTGGCTGACAAGCTGCAGACCGGTGACGAGGTCCAGGCCTACGCCAGGGCCTGGGCAAAGGCCAGGGGCGAGCTGGGCTGGAAGGCATCGGAGCAGGCAGGGCAGAAACGAGTGGAGGCCCCGGACGGCAGCAGGTGGCGGGTGTTCAGCAAGGACACCCCCTACGGCTGGAGCGCTGGGCTGGCCATCATTGATGAGGTGTGGCGCCTGCCCACTGCGATTGTGGAGGATGGCATTGAGCCGACCCAGATCGAAAGGCGTTGCCCCCAGCTGGGTCTGGTGTCATCGGCGCACCCCAAAGCCACCTCCCTGTTCATTGACAGGCGCGCCACTGCGCTGGCTGGTGGCTCCATCCTGATCATGGAGTGGAGCGCCCCCCGCTACCTGGAGCTGGATGACAGGCAGGGCTGGAGGATGGCCAGCCCCCACTGGAGTGAACAGCGCGAGCTGGTGATTGAGCGCGCCCTGCAGCGCGCCCTGGCCTCCCGCTCCAGCGCCCTGAATGAGCAGGACCCCATAGGCAGCTTCAGGGCTCAGTACCTGAACCAGTGGCCTGAGCGCGCCAGCAATGATGTTGCGCTGGCTGGGGACCCGCTGTTCATGGGGGAGCTGTGGGAGCAGCTGGCTGGCCCTGCCGACCCCCAGGGGCCTGTTGTGTTCGCTGTGGAGGACTACGCAGGCGTGGCTGTCGCTGTGGCTGCTGCTGGCCGCTCAGCGGACGGCACGCTGACCCTGGAGGCCTACGTGCTCAATGGGGACAGACGCACCGCGTACGACTGGATAGCCCTGCATGCGGCCAACAGACCAGGCTCCAGCCTCGCTGTCGGCGCCGCTTTGCAGCACGATGCGCCTGTGCTGGAGCTGGGGGCCTCACTGAGGGTGGAGCCCATGAGCTATGCGGACACCAGGGCATCGCTGTCGCTGCTGCGCCAGGTGGTCAACAGGCGTGGCCTGGTCCATGCGGAGTGCCCTGAGCTGGACGCACAGATTAGGGGCTGCAGGGTGTCTGACGGCACTGCAGGGCTGCGCGTGGCGTCCAGTGGGCGCTGGGACATCGTCAGGGCAGCAGCATGGGCTGTGGGCGCAGTGGAGCGGGAACGCAGGAACGCACCCAGCGTGTACTGAGACACACAGGAACGCTCAGTGATTAGATAAGCCACGGAAGGGGCAAAGCGCCCAAACGCAGCAGAGGGGCAAGTGATATGGCACGTAGGGGCAGGAGCGCTGCACTGCAGCTGGTGGACAAACACCAGCAGGAGCTGCAGTCAGCCATGGCGCAGATGACTGAGGAGATGGTGGAGTGCCGCGATATTGCGCACAGCTACCGCAAGTGGAGTACCCGCTGGGTACCTGCAGACAGGGAGTGGGAGTCACAGCTGATGTGCGTGCGATGCGGCACCATCCGCACCAGGCGCATTAACGGCAGCACAGGCGCCATCGTGGCCAGCAGCTATCAGTACGCAGAGGGCTATCTGGTCAAAGGACTGGGGCGCCTGGACCAGGCTGACCGGGGCGCCCTGCGCCTGCACTCCATGCAATTCGACACTGACAAGGGAAGGGACACAAAGCATGTCGGCTGAGCTGATCTTTGCAGCACATATCTACCGGGATGGGGAGGAGCTGGTGGCCACCACTGAGGGCGCGCTGCCCCACGATGTGCCAGCAGAGGACCTGGCAGGCATCCTGCACGCTGTGGCGCGCGCAGTGGAGCACCTGGCGCAGCAGCCCCAGCCTGTCCCCATGCACAGGGACAGCTGATGCGCGCCGTAGCTGTGGCGCCTGGTGGCGTCATGGAGCTGGTGGAGCTGGGGGACAGCGACCAGGAGCAGCTGCGCAACGTGCAGCGCATCCTGGGTGGCTACATGGAAGTGGTGCGCGTCCCTAATGCGCCTGTGCTGATGCTGGTGAATGAGGATGGCCTCGCTGAGCACCTGGCGCCCAACATGGTGGCCTGCATCCTGGCTGGCGTATCCATCGTCGGCACAGTGCTGCTGACCGGCCTGGAGGACAGCAAGGGTGACCTGCAGTCCATCCCTGAGCACTGGGTGAACGCCTGGCAGCACAGGCTGGTGAAGCGTGCCACTCACCTTTGAATCTGAGTGCCCTGAGTGCGGCGCCCCGCTGGTGATTGTGCAGCGTGATGCAGCGCTGTTCAGCGAGTGCAGTAACCCTGACTGCCCCACACGTAAGGAGGCTGACGATGCGTGAGCTGGTGCTGAATAAGTGGTGCGACATCTGCTATCTGGAGGAGGAGGCCAAAGTGCCAGCCACCCTGACCCTGACCACAGGGATGGTGGTGGGTGAGAACAGGCCAGAGCTAAAGCTGGTGGAGCTGTGTGAGCGGCACAGCAAGCCATTCACTGACATGCAGGCGCTGCTGGCCCAGATAGGCCAGACACCTGATGTGCCAGCCAAAGCGCCAGCGCCTGCGCAGTCCAGCGGCTACGCGCACAGGCTGATGCCCTGCCCCATCTGCAGGGCTGAGTACGCGCGTAACGGCATGGTCAGCCATGTCTGGCGCAGCCATCGGACGGACAAGCGCCCTGAGACAAAGGGGCGCTGCCCCACCTGCAGGGAGCAGTTTGACAATGGCGCTGGCCTGGCCGCACACAGGCGCATGGTGCATGGCTTTGACGCGCTGCAGGATGCCCTGTCAGGGGTGAAGGGTTACCAGCCCTAGCGCGCACTGGGGCGCCAGCGCTAGGCCCTACTGGCGCCCCAGCGATACCCTTTGGCCTCATGGACCCTGAAGACCAGCCGCATGTGCGTGAGTTCGGTCCACCTGACCCCCAGTCGCTGCCCCCGCGCAGTGATGTGGTGCCCAACGAGAATGAGCCTGTCGGCACTGTCGGCCCAGCGCCCACAGCGGACAACGCTGGGGTGGGCGCACAGCATGTGATGTATCCGGGCAGTGACCCCCCGCTAGAGGCCAGCGCCTGGGCTGGCTGGCCAGTGGAGTGGTCCACCCCCAACACAGCCAGCCTGCAGGGACGCTGGGGCGCCGACGCTGACATTGTGTGGACCTGCATAGACCTCAATGCGCGCATCACCGCTGACATGCCTGTGTTCATCACCAGGCAGCTGCAGCGGCTGACCTCCCTGCCCTGGGTGAGCAACCCCCAGCCACAGGTTTACAGCCACTGGGGCGAGTTCATACGCCAGGTCTGGTGGTCCTACCAGGCCATCGGCGAGGCGTTCATTGTCTGCACCAGCCGCTATCAGGATGGTTTCCCGCGCACGTTCATGATGATGGACCCCGCCTACGTGTCAGTGGACCTGGTGGAGGGGGTGCGCCGTTACTCCATCGGCTCAGAGGATGCCACTGAGGACATCCTGCATATTCGTTACATGTCATGGCCCAGTGACTGCAGAGGCCATGGCCCCCTGGAGATAGCAGGCGAAAGGGTGCTAGCAGCAAAGACTTTCATGCGCTTTGCTACTGAGCTGGCGCAGAATGGTGGCGTCCCATGGGCTGTGCTGAAGTCGAAATATCGCCTGGGGTCAGCGCAGGCCAACCAGCTGAAAGCGCAGTGGATAGCCAGCGCGCGCAACAGGATGGGCGCCCCCGCTGTCATTGACTCTGAGATGGACCTGCAGGTGCTGCAGGTGCCACCCAAAGATATGGGCCTGAGCGACCTGCAGAAATTCAGCGAGGCACGGATAGCCACCCTGCTGGGGGTGCCTGCGTACCTGGTCAGCCTGCCCTCAGGCGCCGACGCCATGACCTATAGCAACGTGGTGTCGCTGTTCGATTACCACTGGCGCGCAACGCTTAGGCCCCTGTCACGTTTCATCACCAGGGCCATCTCAGGCTGGGTGCTGCCCAGCGGCACTGAGCTGGAGCTGGACCCCACCAGCTACATCCAGCCAGGCCCCATCGAGCGCGCCAACTATTACCAGACGATGGTTGGCATGGGCGCCATGACTATCGAGGAGGTCAGGCTGATGGAACGCCTGAGCAAGATTGACCAGCCCACCACAGCGCCAGACAGCGGGGAGGTGTTCAGCAATGCCGGTATCTGAAATGCATTACCGCGCATGGCCTGCGGACCTGGAGCTACGTGACAACGCTGAGGGGCTGACGGTCACTGGCCTGGTGGTGCCCTATGACAGGGAGGCCCCCATAGAGGAGCTGCGTGAGACAGGCCTCATCCGCTATCGAGAGGCGTTCACCCATGGCGCCTTTGACAGGGCGCTCAGGGCGCCCAACAGGGTCACGCTGACCTATAACCATGACGTAGCCATGCAGGCGCGCCTGGGCTATGGGCAGGCCTTCCAGGAGTCAGCTGAGGGCCTGGTGGGCACGTTCAGGCTGGACAGGTCCAGTGCCGACAAGGCCAGGGACATCCTGGAGTCATCGCACGCAGCATTCAGCGTTGGTTTCTATTCCCTTGTCCCACAGGCTGGCCGCGAGCGCCCGGGCCAGCTGGTGGTGCGCCGTAGCGTCATCCTGGACCACGTGGCCGCTGTGGTGGAGGGCGCCTATCCAGGCGCAGGCGTGGCCAGCATCAGGGGCGCAGCCCTGGACACAGGCGAACCGACAGCGGCTGATGTGGCTGCTGATGAGGCTGCACGCCATGACGCTGACCTGCTGGCCTGGCTGGAAGATGCTGCAGCAGAACAGGCTAAGTGGGACGCTTTGCACGCCTAGCCCTGTGCTTGGCAATGCCAGGCGCGTGCCGACTGGAATGCTTGCCACGCCTGGCCGCCCACACACGCCAGATGGCGCCCCCCAGGGCCATCAGCGCGCTCAGCACAGCGCTGTCCATTGCATAAGGGTCTACTCTCAGCGCAGGTAAATGGCACCCCAGGAGCAGGCACCCTGCGCTCAGCAGCCCCCCTGTGACCGACTGGCCCCCCATGGATGAACCAGGCAGACATCCATCAAAGGGAAGGCCAGAGCTATGGGCATGGATGCCATCTCATCCAAACTCATTCAGGAACGCCAGGCACTCATCACGCGCGCTGAAGGCATCAAACAGGGTGCCTATGAGGACAACCAGCGGGACCTGGTGGACAGTGAGCGCCAGTCGCTGGGCAACATCCAGCAGCGCATCAAAGGCATTGATGAGCAGCTGACGCTGACCACCACCGATTACCAGCTCAACGCTGAGACAGCCGCGCGCATTGCGCAATTCACTGGCCAGCAGCAGCTGCCCCAGGAGGGCTACCAGTACCGCACTGCTGGGGAGGTGCTGTTTGACTGCCTGCACCAGGGCAGCGACAGGGCAGCGCGTGAGCGCTTCCAGTCAGTGATGACTGCGCAGACCAGGGCAGCAGAACATATGGGCACCACAGCTGAGGTCACTGTGCCTGTCGCTGGAGGCATGCCTGGCCTGGTTATCCGACCCATTACCGGGCCAGTGATTGACCTGGCCTGGAATGGGATGCCGCTGTTTCAGGCGCTGAACCCAGCCCCCGCGACTAACCCCCTGGGCTGGTCACGCCCCCGCATCATTGACCCCTACCTGGACACGGCGGCTGGCCCTCAGGCTGGTGGCCTGCAAAAGGCTGAGCTGCCCAGCAAGCACTTTGATGTGAAGGCTGACAACGTTGACCTGACCACCCTGGGCAACTACCTGAACGTCAGCATCCAGCTAGAGTCGTTTGTCTCTGGCTCCCTGGACATCATCGTCAGCCAGCTGAATAAGCGGCTGTCACGTGGCCTGGAGAAGTCAGCGGTGGCTGAGCTGGCGAAGGCCACCAAGCAGGTCACCCTGGCTGTTGACGCCACCTCAGATGAGGTGCTGGCAGCCATCTACGAGGCTAGCGCGCTGGTGTTCACCGCCACCCAGTCCATGCCGCAATGGTTGGCCATGGGGCCACTGGGCTGGGCACGGATGGGCAGCGTCAGTGACCTGGCTGGCCGCCCACTGTTCCCCAACCTGAACCCCGCCAACGCCTTTGGCACAGCGAAGGCCAACAGCCTGGAGATGAACGTGGCAGGCATCAGGACTGTCATCACCCCTGGCATCACTGACACCACGATGTATATGGGCAACAGTGAAGGCATTGAGGCTGCTGTGTACCGCTTCCCCATGCTGCAGGCTGTGGAGCCCAGCGTGATGGGGCGCCAGATCGCTGTAGCAGCAAGCTATGGCTACTACCAGCCACCGACCACTGAGGCTGGGGCTGGGGACGTGCCGCCAGCGAAGCATGAGGCCATCGTCAAGATTGCCCCGTAGCCATGGGCTACTTTGACCAGTCCTACCCCCCCAGCCTCTGGGGTGGGGGGCAGCCAGCGCCTGTGCCAGCCACAGGCGCCACAGCTGGCATCCCAGGGGCCTGGACGCCAGCAGGCAGCGTGCCCCCCGATGACGTGGCAGAGCTGCAGGCCAGCAGCATCGTGGCCAGCCCCCAAACAGGCTGGACCACAGGGCAATACGTGCAGACAGCCACTGTCGGCGCCGCTGGCCGCGCCACCTGGACAGGCACAGACTGGGTGGGTGGGGTCGCTCCATGAGCACTGCATGGCCTAATCCAGCGCCCTGGACAGGTGACCCTGCATTCATTGTGGAACAGGCGCGCGTCATCCTGCGCCTGGACTCCATGGACCCTGACCTGGAGCGCCTGGGGCGCCTGGCGTACGTCATCAAAGACTTGGTGGACAACCATCTGGATGGCCCTGAACCCTTTGACTCGCAGGCCATCCCAGACCCTGTGACCGATGCCTGTATCACTGCGCTGGTGGAGCAGTATCGGCGCAAGGACGCGCCCTTTGGCATCACTGGGGCCTGGTCAGCTGATGGGGTGGCCATGCGCGTCAGCAAGGACTGGCTTGACCCTGTGTTGCATTCACTGCAGCCCTACAAGCAGGCCTGGGGGGTAGCGTGAGCGCGCCCACCAC